TGGCACGAGGGAACAGGAATACAAAAGGCAATGAAAGACGACGCTTATAACACGCGCCGTTGGATAATGCAAGAAGTAGCGAGGTTGTGCAAGGAGATGAACGCAAAGAATACATTAAGCACTGATGAAGAAATGATATTTTGTGTGCGGTCAATTTATCAAGACCACCCAACGTTGCGCCTAGAAGAAATACGTACGTGTTTTGATATGGTTCGAAAAGGTAAATTTGGCAAGTTGTACGAGCGATTAAAGACACCGGAGATAATGGATTTTTTACGACGCTATGAAAGCGAAATACGCGTTGACATTATCGAACGTCAAATACAGGACGAAAAGCACACGTACAATCAAGAGGCACGGCAACGAATAGGCGATAGCAATTTAAAAGATATTATAAATGCATTGCCTATAAAAGAACATGAACCGGTCACGGGTCATGGAATAGGTTCGAGGTTGCGAAAAAAATTAGATGAATTCTCAAAAGATGAAAGTTCTTGAATTGTTTGCGGGTAGCAGAAGTTTTAGTAAACAAGCAATTGAAATGGGGCATGAAGCATTTACTTGTGATAAAGAACCATTTGAAGGCATTGATTACGTTTGTAACATTCTCGAATTTGATGTGTCTAAAATTCCATTTCAACCCGACATTATTTGGGCATCCCCACCGTGTACTTATTTCAGCGTAGCAAGTATTGGTCACCATTGGTTTTCTGATCACACACCAAAAACTGAAAATGCAATACTTGGTGTTCGAATTGTAGAAGCGACGTTAAAAATTATTGAACACTTCAACCCTAAATTTTATTTCATAGAAAACCCTCGTGGTAAATTGAGAAAGTTACCCGTTGTAAAAGGCATACCACGAACGACGGTTTGTTATTGTCAGTACGGAGATGTTCGAATGAAACCCACTGACATTTGGACAAATAATCTTTCTGAAGGTTTGTTTTCTAAAGGTTGGATACCTCGAAAAATGTGTTTTAATGGCAACAAGGCGTGCCATCACGAACCCGCTCCGAGAGGTAGTCAAACGGGAACTCAAGGATTAAAAGGAAATTATGAGCGAAGTAAGATACCGCCTGCGCTTTGCGAAGAAATTTTATTGTCTTGTAGCATAAAAGCATGAAATAAAATGTAATTTATTACTTTTACTTTGTGGGTAAAGCACAAGAAACGAAGAAGTTAGACAAAGTTCTAAGTGAATACGTGAGACGTAGCAATGCAGATAGTGCCGGTTACGTCTCGTGTTTTACCTGTTCTGTAAAAATTCCATTTCGCAACGCCGATTGCGGGCATTTTATAACCCGATCAAAAAAAGCTACGCGTTGGTTGTACAAGCCATCAGAGGGTTTAACCAATGTTCAGCCCCAATGTAAGAAATGCAACGGCTTTTTAGGGGGGCAACAATACATATTTGCAAAACGATTAGACGCTGTTTACGGAGAGGGAACAGCCGAAAAGATATTGCAAATGAGCAACAAAACATTTGACATGAGTTTGGATGAAATGGTGCAGTTGCGGAAATACTTTCAGGATAAGTTGAAGTTGCTATGAATTGCACTGAAAGGTTCTTTAAAAAACATTATGAAGACCTTGTGCGTATAGCAAATAAAACTGTAGGTGCAGAAAATGGAAATGATTTAGTGAATGATTTGTACCTAGAATTAGTACGGAAAAAGAAATTACAAGGACTTTGTGAGCGTGACGAACTTTTTAAGTACATGGCACGCGCAATTAAAATTTGTGGGTTTAGTAACCGCACACCTTACTATAATAAATACAAGCGTTTACAGAAATTGTACGTTGACGAATACGATTTAACAAGACTTGTTGAAACATCTTACGACGAGAAAAAAAACAATCTAGAAATAGAAAACCATATACAAGCGGTTTTTCTTATCTTGCAGGAAATACGTTGGTTTGACGCTGAAATCTTTAAAGCGTATTATTTGCATGAACATTCAATTACAACCTTAAGTGATGCAACAGAAATCCCAAAAAGCACAATCTACCAAGCAATCCAAAAAGCAAAAAAGCACCTCGAAAAAAACGCCGATAGGATTAGGCGACACTGTAGAACAACTGATCCCGACCCCAATAAAGAAAGCGGTAGAAGCTATAGCCGGCGAGGATTGCGGTTGCGCGGAACGTAAAAAAAGATTGAACAGTAAATTTTCTTACGTGAACCTATTTAGCGAAGAAGATAAAAAGTTGTGGGAAGACGTATTGAAACCGCAAATGTATGATGGGGCGCAATGGGGGGTCGGTACACAAGGCATAGTACAAGACCTTTACGAACGCACGTTTCGTTTCCGATTTAAGAAAACTAAATGCGGTGCGTGCGTAATGGATAGGATGCGAAAGTTAGAAGCGGTATACGAAGCATCATGCGAATCTTAACCGTCGGACAATTAGACGGTTACCAAAGAAGGAAAGACCGGAGCATAAGTCTAAGATTCATTACTCAAGAAAAAACAAGTTCAGAGGTAATGGAGATTGACCAACTATTAGATACCTATGGTATCATATATTTTAGGGGTGAAGAAAATTTGAACCAAGAAGAAATTGCAGAATTAGATGCAATTGAAATGGACTTATACGATCAACCTAAAAGCCAAAGCCAAAGATTACGCAACGTATTTTACAAGCTATGGAAACAAGAAGGGGGTAAGGGAGAGTTTAAAGAATACTATAAAGCGCAAACAGAACGAATTATAGAACACTTTAAAAGCAAGTTAAACGATGAATGAAGATTACCCTAACGAAGAAAAAGTAAGTGAGTGTTGCGGACAACCCCAGTATGGAGACAATGACCATTGCGCGGGGTGTTATGAGTGGGCAGAATTTGTACCGGTTAACTTGTATCAGATGAACAGGAACGAACCCGCACAATATAACTACGCACCAACGCAAAGACAGATAGCAAAATTTATAAAGCGAATAGCGTGGGATAAATTTTAGAACGTATCCCTGTAAACAACAGAAAAAAACAGGATGGCTAAATACGAAAAAGGTCAGTCAGGCAACCCCGCCGGACGACCAAAAGGAACAGAGAACAAAGTGACAAAAGAGTCACGGCAATTGTTCCAAGCAATTATGGACGGCGAAGTAATGCACATAGAAGAAGCACTTGCATTGTTGCGAGAAAACAACGCTGAAAAATACATTAAAGCGTTAGCATCATTATTTCCATACTTTATGCCTAAGAAGGTTGAAGCTGAAATTAGCGTGAACGAAGCACCCAAGGAACCAAGTTGGTTTGGAGAGACAGCCGATCACCATGTAATGCCTGATACAAGCGCGTTGTTAGATGAATGAAACCGCAACCAAAAACATATTATGATGTAGTAAACAGCAACGCACGCATTGTTTGCTGTCAAGGGGGCACGCGTTCGGGTAAGACAGTATCAATCTTACAGGCTTTAATTGAATGGTGTTATACATACAAGAACGCTAATTACACAATTGACGTTATACGTGCGGCGTTTCCATCATTGAGGGCATCTGTTTACAAAGACTTTTTGTGGTTACTAGAGAGAGAAAATTGGTACGACCCGCGCAATCACAACAAAACCGAACACACATACAATCTATTTGGTAATACTTGGCGTTTCATTTCAGCCGACATGAGCCAAAAATTCAGGGGCGTTAGCCGAAATTTTGCCTTTCTAAACGAGGCAAACGAACTGGATTTAGAAACCTTTCGGCAAATTAGTTTCCGGTGTACGCATAAGATGTTCATTGATTTTAACCCGTCGATGGAGTACCACTGGATATACGATGAGGTAATACCGCGTGAAGACTGTGACTTTTTTCAAAGCACATACAAAGACAACCCTTATCTAAGTGCCGATACTATAGCTGAAATTGAGAGACTTAAAGAAACCGATCAGGATTACTGGAGGATATACGGATTAGGTGAACGGGGCAAAAGTCGAGCGACTATATTCGAAACACACATATACGATGAATTGCCGGCGGGCGCAAAGTTAGTTGCCTACGGTTTGGATTGGGGCTTTAGTAGCGATCCAACAGCGTTAGTAAGCGTGTATAGAAAGGGAACAGATTTATACATTCAAGAACACGTTTATCAAGGAGGCTTGACGAACCAAGATATTATATCCATTTTAACGCAATTAGAGGTATCTAGAAGCGACGAAATCATAGCAGACAGTGCAGAGCCTAAGAGCATCGAAGAAATACGCAGGGCGGGCTTTAATATTAAGCCGTCTAAAAAAGGTGCAGACAGTATACGAAAGGGTATTGACCTAATGCGCCGGCATAAATTGTACATAAAGAGTGACAGCTTAAACGCGCAAAAGGAATTTAGAAACTACAAATGGAAAACGGATCGTGACAATCGTACGCTTCCAGTTCCGGAGGACGCATGGAATCATGCCGTGGATGCGGTGCGTTATTGCTGTCTAAACAAGTTGCTACGTAGAACCGGTACATACACAATTCAATGAAGATAACACTACCTGAAGGCTACCATGAAATAACGGTTGGTCAATACAAAGAGTTATACGAGGTATACAACAAAGAAGAATTTGGTTATCAGGGAATACGCCGGTGCATTGAATTGTTAGCAGGCATAGAAAAGGGTGACCTGATACACGCACGTTTTGAAGACATAGAGAAAGCGACGCACAAGATTAAATGGTTATTAGATGAACCGGACGCGTTGACTATGAAATCTAAATTACAGGCACGCATAGTTTTAAATGGGCGCAAGTATGGTTTCATTCCTGACTGGACGCGTTTAACAGTTGCTGAATTTGCAGACCTTGAAACGTACTGTAGTCTTGGAGTCTATCAGAATATAGATAAAATGTTAAGCGTCTTGTACCGTCCGATCATAAAAGAAGACATGGATATGTACGAGATAGAACCGTATGAGCCAAACAAAGAACGGCAACAGCTAATGAATGAATGCACTATGGATGTTTGCGTGTCGGCAATAGTTTTTTTTTGCAACATTCAAAAGGCATTCGTTACCATTACGCCACCCTATTTAAAGAAGAAGGAGAAGAAACGGAAACGAAAACAAAGACAATCGGGAGCAAGTGGGGTTGGTATCAAATCATTCATTCGTTGGCTCAAGGGGATATAACAAAAATGGAAGACGTAGAAAAGCTATATATAGATGTAGCACTTACGTATTTGTCGTACGAGAAAGACTTAGAGTTACGAGATAAAATCAAAATGTGATGTACACAATAGTTGACCTGAATAACGTATTTGAGAACATCGTAAGCCAACACCAACAACTTAAGAGTTTTTACACGCACGGCTTAGATGAACTAGACGTAGATAAATTGGATGTAAACAAATACCCTTTGTTGTATGCTCAATGTACGGATGCAGAATTGAACAGCGGGTTTACCGTGTTGACCTACGAAGTAATTGTTGGTGATCTTGTTATTGAAAAACAAGAACCCTATCTAACTGAGGTGTACAGCGAAACGTTTTTAATTCTGCAAGATGTAGTCAGCAAATTTTGGTTTGCAGTCTACGACGGTAACACAACCGTTGCATCTGATATTTCATTTGACTTACCGATTACGTGCCAACCGTTCACCGCACGGTTCACCAATATGTTATCCGGTTGGAGTTGTTCGTTTGACATTCGACTACCTAATCCTTTGAATTTGTGTGATGCCCCGTTCTGACGCGTTAACATTAACTATCAAAGCCGATGGTGAAAACATGAAGCTACGGTTTGATCGCTTGCAACAGGCATTGCGGGGCGTGGGTCTTGTGGTCATAAAAGAAGCGCGTAAGAATCTAAGGAAGCAAGACAAGGTAGTTACGGGTGAACTCTACGATTCGTTACAATATCATATTGTAACCAAGAAAGAAGAAATAACAATCATGTTTGATGCGGGTGCGCCGTATTGGGATTTTGTGAATCAGGGTATTAAAGGAACAAAGAGCAGTGCCAAAGCACCAAAGAGTGAATACCAATTTGGTACGGGGTCTTATACAGGTACGCAAACTTTACGCGGGGGTATCGATAGGTGGGTAATACGTAAACCAATCGAGGGCGTACGCGATTCTAAAACAGGTCGGTTTATACCTCGTAAACAGTTAGTTAGAATGATAAGTAATAGCGTGTGGACAACGGGTATTAAACCGTCTAATTACTACACACTAGCGTTTGATAGCGGTTGGAAGAAATCAAAAAAAAGAATAGGCGTTGCAATAGGCTTAGATGTAGATGACTTTGTATCTAAAAACTTGACCGGCAACTACACAATAGACATTACTTTATAGATGGCATATACAGTAAACCAAAGTACAACAGGCGTTCAAGGCGCATTGGATTCTTTAATCTACGTAGTCAATGACAGCACCAATACAGGCGAGCCTAAATACAGGTACGTTTGTCGCGTGACTGTCAATGGCACGGCTGTTATCAAGCTAAAGCAATTGCCTAATAATAACAGTAGCGCGGTATTCGATGTGTCAAACATTGTGCAATCGTATGTATACCAAGACATGAACCCGTATCAATTAGGGTTGTATGACTTAGACGGCACGTTGAGTACAACAACAATCTACGGTAGAAATACAGAAGCGTTGAATACAGTCACTTTGCGTTTCGGGTATGAGTACGCAACGACGGATAACGACCCGCCCGTAGAAACTTTGTTACCCGCTACAGATACTGAAGTCGTTGTAGTTAACGGTTCATTTGCAAACGCAACCGATAGTTACCCGTTGCCATCTTCACAAGCGAACGACTATAAACTTAATGCATCTACCAAATTGTTATTGTCTGATATAGCAGATTATAACGGTCAACACATTTGTATTGTAGCCGATCAAGAAGGCATAAGGTCGTATGGAGCGTTGGCGTTTTTGAATGGTGACGACGTAGGCAGTACGGGTAGTTCATATTTGCACGTAACGTACTATAACGAAAGCACACAATTAAACACGGGATACTTAGAGAACAATGCAACAAACGGCGGTTGGTCACCTAGCACGGGAGGCACGGACGCACAAAGTTTGTTGTACGTAGGTATTCACCCCGCTAACCTACAATCACAAGGAATTACTTCTAATTTAAAACCGTCGAACAATACAGGCTACACACACTACATAGCACAATTTGCAAGTAGCACTACATTGTCAGGTAACGAAACGAGCGTACCGTATAAGTTTGTACGCACTGATTGTGGCAAGTTTTGGGTTGCGGGATCGGCTTATACGTTGCATTGGTGGAACAGTAAAGGAGGTATAGATAACATACCGTGTGCGGGTAAATCGGTTGAACGTCAAGACATGAGAAAAGAAGAATACCGTACAAGCGGGGGTAATAGTTTTGATGCTAATGGAACAAGCACCTTGTATTCTAAGCGTAGCATGGAGGGCGGTAAAAGAAGCACGAGAGTTCGCACAACAACTAGCTTGCAGTTATCCATTCAAACGGGTAACATGAATATCACAACGCCGTTAATTCAATCGTTACTAAACAGTGAACGCGTATATCTTTCAGGCAGTAGCAAATTTGGATTGAACGTAGATAGCGCAACGACGGGTATAGTTCAAGTATACGTTACCGACGTACAAAAAGACTACCTCAAAAGCGAAAACGAACCAATACAGAGTTACACCGTCAACGTTGAATTGAGCCGATATAGATTGAATTAATGGTACAATTAGTTGTCATAACGCAAGGAGGCACGACCAAAACAGAATTGGATACGGGCGCAACGCCTATTGAATTGAACTATCAGTTTTGGGATATTGAGAAACCTATGAATGCGCGTAGCCCGTATTCATTCAATTTCGTCTTGCCTTTCAGTAAAACTAATGATGCGTTTTTTAGTCATTATTATAATACTAATACATCTGATGGAACGTTTACGGCAACTGTAAAGACTGATTGTCAGCTATACGTCGAGGGCATTCTCGTTATGGAGGGCATTCTACAATTGCATAGTTGCGAGATTGATAATCAGGGATACAACGTTTCTATCTTAGAACAGATAGCAAACGTCTTTGAGGTTATCAAAGGCATGACTTTTCCGCAATTGTTTACCCTTGACAATGGAACAGTTGATACTGATTTAGACCATGCGTTAACGTGGACAAACGTAAAAGATAGTTGGAACGTTGCTAATGACATTACAACGGGATCAGTAGGGGCGGGAACAATTGTTTACCCGCTTGCAGACGGTGGACAAGGAACAGCGATGAACAGCCAACAAGCCGGTACGGGTTACGGGTTTTTTTACAACTTGTCGCTAAGTGGGGGCGCGTTACAAGGCGGGGGTATGAATGACCAATACCTAAACGTTGGCAATTTGAAACCCGCAATTCGCATAGCCTATTTGATTGAATACATATTTCAACGCGTCGGTTATACAGTGAGCAGTAACTTTTTTGATTCGGCTGACTTTCAAAAAATCTATATGTTCTTAGCCTTGCACACGATGCGAGCGAGCAATAGACCAACGTACGGCTTTAGCGTTGGACTAAACGTAGGTATACAGTTACCCTCGTCGGGAGCAAGTACCTTTTATCCAATAAGTTTTACGAATGAATCCGACCCGTTTTACGACCCAGACGCGTTAATTACAGGCGGGTATTTCACCGCACCGTATGATGGAGTGTTTCATTTTACCTTACAAATTGTACATAGCACAAGCGCGGGTAACGTCTTACAGGGTTATAACATATACACACGCTTAACAGTAAACGGTGAAACGCCGAATAGTGATCAGATAGCGACGGCATATTACCAACAAGTCACGGTTACAACGCACAACTATACATTGCAACTAGATGCGGGTGACGTAGTGCAAGCGTGGGTATCGCATACTAGCGCGTCACAAAACGTATTGATACAAACTACAGGCGCACAAACAGCAACGTTATTTACATTAGACCTGATTGAGTCTTCAGGCGGTCTTGTCGATGTAAGCGCAAACTTTCCTGAAGTAACCGTTGACCGTTGGTTGAAAGCTATATTCCAACGTTTTAATTTGATTGCGGTTAGCTACCCTGATAACCCTACAGTAATTGAAATTGAACCGTGGACTACATGGTGGAATGAAGGCACGACGTTAAAAGATTGGACTGAAGTTGTTGACCAAGACAGCATTAAGATTGAGCCAACTACTAAGTATCAAAAACGGCAATACTTATTCAAAGATGCTGAAGGTCAAAACTTTCTAAATCAATGGTGGCAACACAATTGGGGTTATCCTAAAGGTCAATATCTGTACATAAACAATAACGACTTTACAACGGAAACAGAAACAACTGAAGAAGTATTTCAACCGTACCGTAACAGGCACGTATTTTCAAACATACAAAACCTAGGTAACTCATTAGTTCCCAATGTATTGTTGCCGTCTTTTTGGAATTGGCACGACGGATCAGACGGGAGTATTTACCTAAAAGAGTACGTACCAAACAAACCGGTGCTTGCATACTATAACGGCTTGCAAGATATAGGCAACGGTGGAACGTTTGTGTTTGGTGGAACAAACTATACAACGTATCCATACTTTGCAGAATACAACGCTCAACCCGTAGATGAAGACACATTGTGTTTGAATTGGGGTTATGATTACCCTGACAACTATTACAGCCCGTTTGTCAGCGGTGGAACAAGTGCGGGTATTACTTTAAACTATGCGTGGCGTACCTATTGGTCACAAATGTTTAATGAGATATACGGAGCAGACAGCCGTATTATGACTTGTCGGTTGAACCTGTCATATACCGACTTGTATAATCTGAAGTTCAACGACCAACTGTACATCGACGGTTGCTTCTGGCGTGTGATGCAAATCACAAATTACAGCTTGACAAGTGACGACTTATGCGAAGCAACACTCATAAAGGTACTAAACGCACCTGACGGTAGACAAAGTGAATACTGTAATGCAACGCCAACAACCGTAAACACAAACGGCACGGTTAATTTTGTAGATGCTTCAGGTTCACCTGTTAGTCCAACCGAGACTTGTTGTACACTAAATGGTTTTGTTTGGGATGAAACCAACAATCAATGTTTTGCGCGTGACGTTTCCGGAGGACATGGGACTGGAGGCGGTAATGGAGGCGGGGGTATAGGTAGTGACGGAAGCAACCCAACAACAAACATTGAAAACGGGTTGCCTATTTCGTACCCTGACTTTAACCATGCAGTAACAGAACAGTATCAACAACGTCAAACAATTGCGGGTAACATAAGCACACAATTGTATCTACGCACTACAGACGCTACGGCTACACCCGCTACATTGTCGTCGGGTATCAGTGAATTTGTTTTACCCCCTGACAATATTGTATACATTCGTTTGCACGTAGTGGCTATTGAAGTTGGCGGTTCGTCGGCAACAATAGGCAACACGACAACGCAAAACATACAAGCAACGGTTGCCAACACAAGACAAACAGCGGGGGCACGATCAGTAGCGCGTACAGTAGGTAGCACTACAACAATCGCAGAAAACAAGGATACTGGAGTTGTGGCGCGTACCGACGTAGCGGTAACGCAAAGTTCAGCGGGTGACGTTGCAATATTTAAAATTAATTGCACCGGTGACACTAACATAGAGTTCCAATTTTTCATTGATATGGAACTAACGACGTTACAATTACAAGGTGATAGTAACACGATGGCAAGACCGATTACGTTTAACCTTGATCCCGAAACACCGGAAACCGGTAACTTAACTGACAATGAATTTTTGTACTATAATCTACCGTTATTATGATTGAATGGATGAATGCAGTTGGTAAGGGTTTACCCGCTACAATACGTTTGGCAAAGTTGTATACGTACAAAGGCAACGTGTTGTTTGCGCGTTGGTATGGACGTTATAGTGCAGATAAATCTAGCATCCAAAAGATGTTTTTAATTTTATGGAATGGCGAACAAAATTAATATTAACATAGTAGCGGAAGATAAAGCGTCCGCCCCTATTGCTAAAACATCTCGTAGTGTAAAGCGTTTGGGTAAAGACGTTGAAGAAGCGGGTAAAGGAGCAGGTAAAGATTGGGCGGGATTGACCGATTTATTTACAGGCTTTTTACCGCGTGGGTTACAATCTACAATTCGTAGTTTCAAAATGGCACAACGTCAAATTGGGCGTTTGTCAAGTAGTTTTAAATTTTTAAAAGGTGCAATAGCTTCAACAGGGTTCGGTATTCTGATTGTGTTGTTAGGTGAGATTATAGCTAATTGGGAAACTATCACAGAGTATTTCAGAGACAAAACACGAGAAGAACAACTTGAACGAGAGAACAAACAACTAGAACGAAATTTACGTTTGCTCAACGACACAGTTGCACTAGCGAGAGCGCAAGGAGCAACGCAAATAGAATTGCAGAAATTAAAAATAGAACAACTCAAAGCTGAAGAAAGGCTATTAGAACATGAAGCAAAACGTCTAGCTTATTCTTATGATGAAGAAGCGGTTTTAAAAAATCAAGAAGCACTACGTCAAAAACGATTAGATCTAACCATAGCACAAATTGAAAAAGAAAATACGCTAGCTAGTGTAGTTGATAAAGGCAAGCGATACATAGACGACACTTACCGATTAGAACAAGAACGTTTAGAATTAGTCGCACAAGAAGAAGAATCATTAGCGGAAGTAAACGCGTTGTTAGAAAAAAACGCGTACACAATTCAAGAAGCAGAAGCGGCATTACCAGACATTCCACAAGAAGCAGTTCGTGCAGAATTGCAAAAACAAATCAACACGGCTAATGAAGAGAACAATACGTTGTTAGTGCAACAAGCTGAACTACAAGAAATTATAAATAAGAAACTTGAACTGTTTGATGAAAAACAAAAAGCGGCACGTAGGGCACAAGCCAAGCAAAGAAAAGAACAGTTAGCCGATCAAAGGGAACAATTACAACAAG